ACAGCATATGGTTGACTATGCAGAACAGGAACAGCCTAAAGGTAGCGGAACCCCTCTTGGACTTAAGCATACTGACCATGGACTACCTGAGCAAGAGGTAAAGAAACGTCATGGTGAGATAGGGGAGCTAGATACAAAGTCTCTGACACAAGGGAAAGCTGTATGGATGAATAATGAGTTTAAGCATGCCTTTAGACAAGCTAAGGCTTCTATGGAATACGACTTTGGTAAGAAACCTGAACAGGTATGGGATGATACCCTGAGAGGCACAACCAAAGAGGGCTTAGAATCAGTATTCTCACATCCTAATGGTGATTATAGTGCCAAGCTGACTGATGTTATGATGTACTCTGATGAGGTAGACGGAGAGATGGTAGGTCTGTGTGAGATAGGCTTTGAGCTATCAGGGGAGAAGGGTTCAGTAGGAACCATCACTAGAGCAGTAGGGAGAAAGCAAGATGGCTCTATGTATATTAAGAATGAGTTCTTAGAGCTTAATGGTAATGCCCAAGGTAAGAGCCTAGCTAATAGTATATATGGTAGGTCTGACCAGTTTTGGAGACATCTATCTAATGGTAAGCCTGTATCAGTCAACCTTGAAGCCAATATCAGTGTGGGCGTATACGCTTGGGCTAAGAAAGGCTTTGACTTTAAAACTCCTGATGGATTATCACAGGCTAAGTCGGAATTAAAGGCTTTCTGTAAGAAGAATAAGATAGATGTTAATGAAGTCTTGGAGCATAGTGGTCATAAGTCAATAGATGACCTGAAACATACTTGGGACTTTGCTACCCTAGACAATGGTAAGAAATATGACCTTAACAGTGTTGCACCCGATATGTATAAAGGAGAGCTAAAAGGGGAAGGTCACTTTGGTAAAGCCTTTATGATAGGTGGTATGGAACCTTGGGAAGGTAAGAAGACCCTTAATGATGGCTCTGTACATGAGAAGGTACATGATATACATGAAAAGCACAAGGGAGGTCAATGATATGGCAGAACAGCTACAACGTAGTGTTGAGTATAAGCAGAAAGGTAAAGAAGGTCTCTCTCCTAAGGGAGACTTATGGTTGCATGAGGAAGTCATGAATGACGAGTACGAGAAGAGAACAAACCGTGCTATAAAGTCAATGAATGTAGAGAAATCCTTAGGAGGATTGTATATTGACCTTGAGAAAGGTAGAGTGGACACATCTAAGCTTGTTAAGAAACCAGTACAGGTTCATGGCAAGAATGGGCAGATGTTTACACGTATGCAATGGGTTGACCCTAAGACAGGACAACCAGTTAGTCAAAAGGATGCGGTAGATAGTCATGTTAAGCATGATATGTCTCCTGAGGATAAACAAGCCCATGTAAAAAAGCATGGAATAGAGCACAAAACTAGTGAACACCCTCAGATTAACAATATGCATATGACAAGAGCTATCAAGGAACACCTGTATAAGAACCCTCACCTTATTGGAGCAGACCACCTACATGAGCATGATGAAGATGTAGCACCTCAGCACCAAGGAGTTAAGGAGCAGGTAGATGCTTTCCATAAGCATATGTCTAAGCACCCCAAAAAGTACTACCAACTAATGAAAGAGCATGGCATTGCAGATAGTGACCCACGTGTAGGTAAAGAGGGTGACGAGAAGCAGAAATCAGCCATTGAACATATGAAGAACGTAACAAAGATGAAGGCTCATCTAAAAGAGAACCCTCATATCATGGAGCACACAGAAATTCCACAGGCTACTAAAGCTACTAGTGCATCACCTTCTAGGGCACAACAAGGTGGAAATGACATAAAGGGCATACTTAAGAACATGAGTCCTAAGGAGCATTATGACCTAATGAAGCAACATGGTATAGCAGACTCAGACCCACGAGAAGGTAAAGACGGTGCAGAGAAGCAGAAAGCCGCTATTATGCATATGAAGAATATGGTTGCTTTAAGGAAGAAGATTGAGCAAGACCCTTCTATCCTGAATATAGACGAAAACGGTGAGAAACATGAGTCAGAGGTCAAACGTGTTGAAAGCATGAATGACGAGCAAAAGAATGTACATGATGTAAAAAGTTTCCTAGGAGGGTTGAGCAAGGAGCACAAGAAGAGATTGATTGACCAATACGCTCATATCCCACATATCAGAGACCGTAAGCGCCATGACAATGAGAATATTGACTATATGCATGGAGTAACCGCTCTACGTAAGCACTTTGAAGAGAACCCTAAGGAAATGGATAAACATAAGGGAGATGCAGAGAAAGAGAAGCTACATGACCTTAAGATTCCTAATAAGAAGATGCAGAAGTTCCTACGTGAGGTTGTAGGGTTGAAAGGTGTAGGGGATGCTAGGCAAGAGGAGTCAGGGGTAGAGTGGTCATTTGGTTCGGATAAGTCATCTTTTGCTAGGAAGGATACAGATGAGAATGGTAACCCTATTCTATCAATTGTAGACACTGGTAAGGATGGTACAGACTGGAATGAGCACACAGTTCCTATGGAGAAGGTTAAGGAGTTCTTAGATGGTCTAAGTAAATCTGAGGATGAAGACCTGTACAAGTCTGCCCTAGGAGATATGGAATTTTCTATTGTAAACTGGTGGGAGGTATAAATATGAACTCTAAGATTTGGTATGAATGCCAACTAGTAGCAAAGAGTATGGGATATAACCCGAATGACCCTGACAAGGTTATGGCTCTGTATGAAGCTCATCCTGATGTACAGGAAGAGCCTTTGCTTACTATTGACCTAGAGAAGGGTAAGTCAGACCGTGATGGTCTTATACAACAGATTGTAACATATGTTCGTGATGGTCATACAGTAACACGTAAGCAGTGGGTACGTAGTACCTTTGCTGACCATGCTAAGAAGAACGAGGAAGAGAAGAAACAGACTTTACTGAATGAAAAAGAGCGTGAAGCTAGAGCACAGCAGAAGAAGATAGATGATGCTAATGAAAAGGCACATAACGCTGATGTTAGAGCCTATAAGAAGGAGAAGCGTAAGGCTTCTGAAGAGACAGGTAAGAAAGGTCATACTTCACGTAACAAGAAGGTAGGAGACGATTATAGTCAGAAACTCATTATTGAAGCTAAGAGAAAGAAGAAAGAGGACAAGAAAGATAAAGAAAATAAGAAAAAAGATAACAAAAAAGCTAAGAAAGATGGAGATAAGCATCAAGAGTACGGTGGAGCCAAGAACACTAGGGCTAACAATCGGACAGAGGATAAGATGATGCAATAGTAGCGTACACATTAGTGTATGCTATTTTTCTTTCTTTTAGGATTTTATGTGAGAGAAGCAACAGTTTGCAGTAATTATAGGGAGGTGCTTTACATGGGAATTAAACAATTCTTTGGGAACCTAGCTGACACTGTCAAGTTAGGAGAAGCCCCTTTTGCTATGAGTAGCGAAGTGGATGACACCCAAAATGATACTATTGCTAAGTCAGAGCGTGCTCAAGAGTCTAAAGCAATAGTAGAAGACCCAATGGCTATAGTTCAGAGTATGGGGTACAAGGACAAACCCTATTCTTTATCATATGATACACTAAAGAGAATGGCAATCAGAAACTCAGTTATATCGTCTATTATATTTACTAGGATTAACCAATTATCTACTTTCTCTCAGCCAGCAAGGTTTACTAAGGACGGTGTAGGGTTTGAGGTGAAGCTAAGAGACCCTAAAGCTAAAGGCACAGAGGTACAGAAGAGAATGATGTTAGCTATTGAATCTTTCCTAGAGAACTGTGGGTATGATTACAACCCATCTAGGGATAGCTTTGATACATTCCTGCGTAAAATAGCATGGGACTCACTGGTATATGACCAACTTACATTTGAGATTGTTCCTGATAGATTAGGTAGACCTGCTGAACTGTATCCAGTAGATGCATCTACTATACGTGCGGCAGAGATTGATATGGACAATGTAGAAGAAGAGTTTGTAACTAATACTACAGAGCAGGATAACCACTTTGTACAGCTTATCCAGGGTACTGTGGTATCGGAGTTCAGTAACACAGAGTTAGCCTTCTGTGTACGTAACCCTAGAACTGATATTAATGTTCAACCTTATGGATTCTCAGAGTTAGAGATTCTTATACACCAAGTAACTTCACACTTATATGCAGAAGAATACAACTCAAGATACTTCTCTCAAGGCGGTACCACTAAAGGGGTAATGAACCTTAAGGGACAGAATATCAGTAAACCACAACTTGATGCTTTCCGTAGACAATGGCAGGCACAGTTATCAGGCGTTACAGGTGCATGGAAGACTCCTGTTGTATCGGTAGAGGGCTTAGAGTACATCAACGTAGCTCAGTCTAACCGTGAGATGGAGTATGAAATGTGGATGAACTACTTAATCAATATCTGTTGTGCTGTTTATCAGATTGACCCATCAGAAATTAACTTCCCTAACCGTGGTGGTAGTGGTGGTGGAGGTGGGGCTTCTATCATGGAAGGTGGTATGGAGTCTCGTTTAAAGAACTCTAAGGACAAAGGTTTACGTCCTTTACTACGATTCTTTGAATCTGTTATCAATAAGCACATTGTAAGAAGATTTGGTTCTGAATACTCCTTTAACTTTGTTGGTTTAGACCAAGAAACAGAGCAGGAGAGAGCAGAACTGAATGAGAAGTTAGTACGTACACGTAAGACTATTAATGAAATTCGTAAGGAAAATGATGACCCACCTATTGAGGGAGGAGACATCATACTTGACCCTACGTTTACTAACTACCTCCTACAGAAACAACAGATGGAACAGGCAGACCAAATGCAACAAGACCCTAGTGCAGGTGGTGACCCTAGCGCAGACCCTAATGCAGAGCAAGACCCTGAGGAAGCTAACCAGCAACAGGAAGATGAGAATATATCTCAAGGTATAGACGAACAGTATAGTCAATAGGGTATGCTTAAGAATAGCCTTACAAGATTTTAGTCTTGTAGGGTTATTTTGATATTGAATATTAGATATGGAGGTGAGTGACATGAATGATAAGTTTAATTTCATGATGCCTATGGATATTGCTAAGTCAGAAGATGGCGAGGACAGGTGGATGATTCGTGGATACGCTTCTACTGACGCACAGGATAGACAAGGTGAGTCACTAGTACAGAAGGGACTAGATTTTAGTGACTTCGTTAACCACGGATTTTTTAACTATGACCACAATAACTCCATTATACTTGGGTACCCAACGGATGCCTGTAAGGTAGACGATAACGGTTTCTGGGTAGAGGGTGAGTTACTGAAAGGTATACCTGAAGCTGAACGCATGTGGAACCTATCTAAAGCACTTAAGAAGTCTAACGCACCTAGAAAGGTGGGCTTCTCTGTAGAGGGTAAGGTTATTGAACGTGACGGTGACAAGGTAACTAAAGCCAAGATATACAACGTGGCTATCACAACAAACCCAGTTAATACAACATGTACATGGGATGCAGTAGTTAAGTCATTTGCAGGGATAGATGATGAGCCTATTAGATTTGATAATGTTAACAAAGCATTAGAAGCTGGCTATGAGACTGACCCTAGACAAATGGAAGGTGGAGATGTCTTCCGTAAGGAAAGCCTAGAGAAAGACTTAACAAACCTCTCATATGTGATAGACAGTGATGAAAATAAGAAAATTCTTAAAGAGAAATTGGTAAATAAGTCAATGACAAACCGTGAACTGACGTTGTATCTACAACTAACTAAGGGTTGGTCAAGACAACAAGCCCAAGACTTCATTAAGAAAATCTAACATTAATATATAGGAGGTGCCAACATGGGTGCAGAAAACACTAATGTTAACCATGATGAGCTTATCAATAAGTCTTTAGAAGATATTGACAATATGGTGAAGAGCATGGAAAAGGCTGAGGAAGAGCAGATTTCTAAGGCATTACCACAAGATGACGCTACTCCTGATGAGGTATCACAAGATACTCCACCACCAGCTGAGGAAGACCAAGACCAAGCCCCTACTGAGGAGCAAGGTGATGATGCTGATGTAGATACTGATACTGAGGCAGAAGAGAACGAGCAAGAAGACGATGAGGTAGAAAAGTCTTTAGAAGACACTATGAAAGGCAACGAAGGTGTACGCAAGGCATTAGAAGTATCTGAGTTCTTAGATGAGCTTGTAAAGGGTATCTCTACTGTTATTGGTAACCAAGGTGCTAGCCTTAACAAGTCTATTGCTTCTAACGAACATTCACAAGAGTTACTAGCTAAGTCTTTTGAAGGTATCGTTAAGTCTCAGAAGGCTGTATTAACAGTTACAGGTAACCTTCAAAAGTCTATTCACGCTTTAACTGAGCGTCTTGATGCTGTAGAAGCACAACCATTAGTACGCAAATCAGTACCTAATGCTAAGGCTTTGGAAAAATCTTTCCCTGCTAGTACTGGAGCACAAGGTTCAGGCAATACAGCTAGCAACACATTAAGCAAGGGCGTAGCTGTTCAGCGTCTATCAGAGGAAGTAATGAAAGGTAATAATTCTTTAATGAATGATGTTCTAGCATTAGAAGGTTCAGGGAACTTCGATTCTCTATCTGCTGAAGCTAAGACATTCTTAGGATTAACACAATAATTTTTTTATATATTACGGAGGTGGACACGAATGTTTAATAACCTTAATGAAAACAACCAAGGTTTCGGTATCGCTGAAGCTTCACAGGTTGAACAGTTAAATAAAGCTTTAGAAGCAGGCTATGAGGTTAATCCTCTTAACCTAGAAGGCGGTGGCGCTTTCCGTGTTGAATCACTAGAGAACAGCTTAAAGGTTCTTACTTACGGTGACCAACATATCAAGTTTTGGAAAAAGATTCCTAAACAAAAAGCGTTCTCTACAGTAGAACAATACGGACAGTTAATTGACTACGGTCGTGGTCAAGGGGCTTTCGTAGGTGAAGGTCAACTACCTGATACTAACGACTCTACTTACGCTCGTAAGGCAGCGTTCGTTAAGTTCCTAGGTACGACTCGTGAAGTTACACACCCAATGACATTAGTAAATAGTGCATTTGGTAACGTTGTAGCTCGTCAAAACCAAGATGGCATCTTATGGATGCTTAAGCAAATTGAACAGTCTCTATTCTGGGGTGACAGTAAGCTAGCTCCAGGTGGTGAAGAAGGACTAGAGTTTGACGGTATCAACAAGATGATTGATAAGGACAATACAATTGACCTTAAAGGTACTTACCTAGAAGAGAAACATATCAACTGGGGAGCACAAATGATCATTCAGAACTATGGTACTCCAACTGACATCTTCTTACCATTTGAAGTACAGGCACAGTTCTCTAATGAGTTCTTCCCTAAAGAGCGTGTTATTATGCCAACTAACGCTGGTTACCAAGCTGGTGTAGTTGTTAATAAGTTCATGACTCACGGTGGAGAAGTTAACTTTGAGCCTAACATCTTCTTAAATAAAACACGTGACCTACAACCAAACGCATCAAGCTTTAAAGCTCCTGCGGTAGGTACATTAGCTTCTAATGCTACTCCATTAATCGGTACTGATGGCGACTTCGCTAAACAAGGTGCTGGAGTATACAAATATAAAGTAACATTCAACAACTCTCATGGTGAGTCTATCCCATCTAATGAAGTTGCAGTTACTTTAGCTGGTTCTGATACTGCTAAGGGTGTTAACTTAGACATTACTAACCCAGCTTCTACTGCTTTCCCTATCGAGTATATTCGCTTATACAGAACAGAGAAAGACGGTAACAAGTTCTACGAAGTAGCTAAGTTCGCTGTACAGTCAGCTAGCTCAGGTGCTAAAATGACTTACGTAGACAAAGGTACTACAATTGCGAACACTTACACAGCGTTCATGGGTGAAATGTCTCCTGATATTATCGCCTTCAAGCAATTAGCACCTATGATGAAGATGGATTTAGCTACACTTGGTCCAGTTATCCGTTGGATGATTTTAATGTATGGTGTACCAGTAATTTACGCTCCTAAGAAATGGATGCGTTACACTAACATTAAGGCTGATGTACCTGGATTCGTATCTATCTAATATCTAAAAACAAAAGAGGGGGTTCCTGTAACTCCCTCTTTTTCTATGGGAGGAATCTATATGGAAAAGAATAGAGAAGCCAAGACATTTATACCAGGGCTAGGTAGTGACTTCACTATCCACCTGAATGAGCTAGAGCCTAATTTAGCACAACAGATTCTTGACTTACTAGCTAGTGCAGGAGTGGCACCTAAGGTAGACTGGGCTGACATTAACAACAAGCCTAGTACTTTCTCACCTTCTACCCACACCCATACTACAGCCCAGATTACTGACTTATCGTGGAATACTCTTAGTGGTAAACCTAGTACTTTCTCACCTTCTACCCACACTCATACTGCAAGTCAGATTACTGACTTCTCTACAGCAGTAACCTCTGCCACTACAAGCAAGCTTACAGCTAATAAAGTAGCCACACAAGCCAATAGCACAGCGACAGATGTAGCTGGTTTAGTTACAGACTTTAATGCTTTGCTAGCCAAGCTAAAGACAGCAGGAGTTATGAGCTAATAATTTTTCTAGGGAGCGGATACTAATTCGCTCCCTATTATTGTTTAGGGAGCAACACGATTATAAAAAACAGTAGGACTATAAAACTAAGCACTCTTAGGAGGTAATAATATGGGTAAACTTCAAAATACGTTTTTAGCTAATACAAAGGTTACGTTTTCTAGTGGAGAGGTTCAGTTCGATGAAAAGGGTATCGCTGAGGTAGAGCCAGATGAGCTGTACCAAGAGGTACTAAAGATTGATAATTTCTTCGCTATTGATGAAGAAGGTGAAGTAGTTCCTAAGGAAGAAGATACTAAGGAAGAGGTAGAAGGTGAAGATGAGGAAGAGCCTAAGAAACCTAAAGCTCCAACTATCAACCCTGATGACTACAAAGAAAAGGAATTAGATGAGAAAGCAAAAGAACTAGAAATTCCTGAGGACGATTACCCTAAGAGCGGTAACAAAGCTCTTAAAGCGGCTGCTATTAACGCTTTCCTAGCAGAAAATAACTAAGGAGTGGTCATATGAAATTCAGTGAGGTAAATAGTGAATTTCTACGTGAGAACTATTTGTTCGGGGTACCACTTGAAGATATGTATGGAAACAAGATGAAAGAAGGAATGTTAGAGCACTATATCAGGTCTGCTGTTCAACACACTCAGCGTATGTTGCAGATAGTCATTGAGCCTACAGAGGTTGTAGATGAAGTTCATGATTACTATAACGGTGACTATACGAGTTGGGGATTCATGCAACTTCATAAACGTCCAGTTATAGAAGTGACTTCGCTGTCTATGCAGTTCGGTGACAGGAAGATATTCGACATTCCTAAGGATTGGGTAAGGAATCATGGTATCTCAGGTCAGATACAGCTTTTCCCTGTGTCAGGCTCTTCGGGTAGCCTAATCCTTACTCAAAACG